CTAGAGTATCCTGCTAATTCTAAGAAATCAAAGTACCTTGAAGAGTGGAATATTATTAAAGCAGATGGACAACTTTTTAGGATATATAAAGTAGAGAAAAATAGTGATGGGAGAAATATTACTAAGGTATGGGCAAAGCACATCTTCTATGATCTTTCCTATTACTTTATAGAAAATATGAAAGCTGAAAATTGTAGTGTAAAAACCGCATTGGAGAAATCTTTAGTAGGTGAGTTAATTGCTGTATATACAGTAGACAGTGATATTATAACTGCAAATTCAATCAGTGTGGTAGAGAAAAATCCTGTAGAAGCTATATTTTCTATTATTGATATATGGGAATGTGGTGAACTTAAAAGAGATAACTTTGATATAAGGATACTTAATTCTATGGGAGAAGATGCAGGAGTTTTAATTGCCCAGGGTAAAAATATAGTTGGTTTAAAGTTTAATGTAGATACCACTAGTGTTGTAACAAAGCTTTATCCTGTAGGAAAGGATGGTATTAAGCTTACTGAAAAATATATTAATGTACCTAATTGGGATAGTGAAAAGTATCCTCCCTTTCCTATTATAAAAAATAGTCGCTTGCGGAATTCCGCAAGCGTTGATTCGCCTAACTTTTTAGCCGTTAGGCTTTTATATTTTCCTCCACCATGAGATAATATTTGTAACCACACAAAATAACAAATCACAGAAGAGGAGAATAAACATGTTTTGTGTTAATAAAACTAAACAACTTAATATTTTTGAACAGAAATCTGAATTAGAACACATGATTACTAAACAACCCGTAGGGTTCATTAAATTACTTGCTGAAAATTTTGATATTACTACCTTTATTCCTAATTCATTTAAAGAACATTATTATGCTGATTTAGGAAAAAATAGAGATTATGAGCTTTCTTCTATATTATCAGCTTTGTTAATCATGCAAATATTTCATATTCCTACTACTGCCTTACTAACAATTTTTCTTGTGTTTTCTACCGAAATAAGAGAATTTTGCGGATTTTATAAATCTATACCTGATGAATCTTTTTTCAGTAGATTTAAAACTGATTTTCAAACTGACATTGCTAATTTATTTGATTCTATGGCTCTTAAAGCTATTGATATTTGTGAAGACATCAATAATAATCTTCCAGATAATTCACCTGACAAAGATCTTAATTCTATGCTTATATACGATACTTCTGGATTAAAGCCAAGAGTGAAAGAAAATAACCCCAAAACTCTTGTAGCTGAAATTAATAGACAAAAATCATATGCTAAAGCTACAAATAAAGAAAACTTTAACCCTTATGCTGCCGCATATAAGAATATGCCTAAATTTGCATATGCTAATTCTAATATCAAGCTAGATTTTGTTAATGGACATTTTGGTTATTTCTATAAATTTGGTATTTTAACTAATGGTTTGGGCATTCCTTTAAGTATAAAATTCTTTGATGAAGATTTTTATGAATCTATGGATAAAAAAGAATTTGATACACCAGAAGAACAAAAATATTTCTATGATAATGCCTCATTGAAACCAGTTATTATGCCATTTTTGCAAAATCTAAAAACAAACTCTGATTTCAGATTTAAAACTTTTTTGGGTGATTCAGAATTCGATAGTTATGATAACTTTGGATTACTTCAACATTTAGGATTTAAAAAAGTATTTATTCCTCTTAACCCACGTAATCAAACCAATAACAAAGTTAGAGGTTTAGAATATAATACTGAAGGAATTCCTCTTTGCCCATTAACTAACGAAGAATTTAAATCTGAAGGTCTTTGTAAAGGTAAAAATAGAAGTTTAAGATTTAAATTTACTTGCCCAAAATCTTTTAGGGATAAAAAAGGTAAATGCTATCATACATGCGAAAATCCCTGTACAGATGCAAAAAGTGGTCGTATGACATATGTTTATCCTGATAAAGATTTTAGACTTTATCCTGGTGTTCAAAGGAATTCTTCAGAATGGGATGAAACATACCCTATTCGTGCAAGTATTGAAAGATCTATAGCTTCTTTTAAATCCAATCCATGCATTGAACACCCAAGAACAGTAAATACCACTACTATGCGTTCTGACCTATACTTAACTGCTATTTCTAAACTCATAAATGTAATACTGGCTTACGCCATAAATAAACCTGAATATATTAGAAGCATAAATAAACTTCTTAAAATAGCTGCTTAATTAACATATCCACAATTTAATATCGAGTCACCATGCTACGCATGCCTTTTTACCAAAAGGCTTTTTGTTGTGCTCTATTTTTTCAGATTTTAAAGCAAAATTCCAAAAGTTATCCACATTTTTTAATTCTCAATTCTGCAATCATCTACTATTATAAAAAAGGTAGAGTTTAAAGATGCTGAAGATGAGGTTACTTTAAGATTACTAGCTCAAGAATCAGCAAATGTAATAGGTTTAAGTAAAGTAAGCATTGACGTGGATTTCATCGAACTCAGTAAAACAAAGGAGTATGAAAACTATAAGCATCTTCAAAAAGTTAACGTAGGAGATTTGGTTATAGTAAGACATAAGGATTTTGAGATAGATGTAAAAGTACCTGTGCTTAAAATAAAGAAGGATGTTTTAACTGGAGTAAATGTAAAAGTTGAACTAGGGCAACCAAGAGACAGTATATTAAATCAATTGGATATGGGAATTATTAAAACTACCATAGATGAACTAGGAAACAAAGTAGCTGGATCTTTAACTTCTATGCTTTATTATGCAAATCCAGTGGCTTTAACTGTAGGTACAACAGCTATTGAACCAATATATCTTGGAGTCACTGCAGTGGCATCCACTAATCTTTCTATGAATTTTTCTATGTATTGCGCTGCTAGTACAGCCTGCACATTAACAATTCAAATTCAGTTAGACAATAAAGATATTCCGTTTGCTCCAAAACAAAAGCTCCAGCAGGGAGATAATGTTATAGGTATCCCCCTTGGCATACCACAGGTTAGTAAAGGAGCACACTACGTAGCTGTTTTTTTAAAAGTGGATACTGGGACAGTAACTATACCAATGTTTAATCTTCAATGCATGATTGATGGAAGAAATCTTCAAGGTGGGCTAAGTGCAGAACCACCTCATGCAGAATGTTCAGAGAAACAAAGCTTTGTTAATATAAGTGAATTGTATTTAAGTAAAACAAATGGTAACTATATTAGTTCTGAATTACAAAATCCTGCTACCTCAATATTAAGTGCTCATCAAACAGCAGATATATCAGCAATTACTAGTGGAAAGCAAATGAGTACAAACTATGCAGTTTCAATTAAAAAATATGGTGAAATTTTATATCTTACTTCTGAGTATATGTACAAATATTTAATTGATGAGAATCTATTGATACTAGACAATAGTGGGCTTTATTTTAAAACAGGCTATGAAGGAACAGCAGTTGATGAGCCTATAGACATAGGCAAAATGTATAGTTTTGAACTTTTAGATATTAATAGCTTTGCAAGTATTGAAAAACTGGAGGTAAAGTAGAATGGGTGTATATAGTTCTAATATAATTGCACCAAAAGGAAATAGTGGTATGACCTTATTAAGTTCCCATAATGATGATTCTACAGTTAAGTTACCAGACATAGGCTTTGATTTTTTCTATAATGATGTAAACTGCAGAACTACTATTAATATCAATGGTAATTCGTGGATTGGTTTTACTGGAGCAACAGAGCAGCTTAAAGTAAACAGAAGGGATGCTGGAGCAGATAATATTTATTATGCTGCTGAAACTGTAAATGGTAAGCCTACCTTTAGAATCAGATGGGAGGGACATCAAAGTTACAGTACATGGGGAACTCTTAATTTAGTATGGGAACTTATATTATTTGATGATAGTGCAATGATACTTATAATTGAGAAGATACCTAACACTGGAACAAATTCTTTTGTAAACCCTGAACTAGGAACTACTACATTAACCCTTGAAAGCAGTAGATCTTATGCTTTCATACCACAGGCAGCTCAAGGAAAATCATATATAATTCAAGAAGGTTCATATATTCAAACAGATATAAAATACCTTATGGTAGATGGAAACGATGTTAAGAACTGGGATTCGGTATCTTTAAGTTATGTTAAAGTTTCAGAATTACCACTGACTGCAGAAAAGTTCCAAACTTATGGTGATGATACATACCATAAAGAAAGAACAGGACTTATATCTACTTCTCCAGTATTAAAAATATGGTCACCTCTAGCTGAGATGATAGCACCACAGATAACTCAAACAATTAAACCAAAACCTATAATTGTAAATATGAAGGAAGATATTTTATTTAGTGAGGCATATATAATAGATATAATCAATGCAGCAGTAACTTTAGATAACGCTGGCAGTGGAGTTATAACCTTTATAGTAAGTACAGATAGTGGAGTTACGTGGAAAGCTTGGAATGGAAGTTCATGGGTATTAGTAGATATAACAAATATGCAAGATGTAAAAACAAAAGGGATGCCTGTTGCTATTCTTCAAGGAATTACTGAAGCACAATGGACATCCATTGGACTTTCAAATAAAAAGATGAGATTTGCATGGTATATGGAAGTTACATCAAGTTCAGATATTTTAAAACTAAAACAAATTAGGGTTAACTACAATACAGTGTAGGTATAGAGTATATTTTATCTTTAAAATGATTGAGCAAATTAACATAATCTCCTTAAATTTCATGTTATACTAGAATTAGTTGAGACACAGTTGTAAGATATTACGTGAATATAACACTTTGGGAACTGAGTTCCCCAAATACTTGATGTTTCATAACAAAATAATTGAAAAATAGGGGATACATAAATGATAAGAGATGAACAATATTTTATAGATGAATTAAAAAAAAATGATTCCTATGAGATTTTTATGGCTATTGCAAAATGTAGTGCAGAGTATTCAGAAAAACATAGATGGGTTAACGTTAGTGAAGTGGATATCCAAACGGTCTATAAAGCCATTGAAAAAAATAATATATTAAAAAGTAAAAAACTCATAGAAAATAATATAAACTGGCTTGTAAGCTTAGGATTAATAGAATATGTAACTGAAGATAAGAATCCTTACAAAAACAATGCAACAGAGGACGAAGATTTTAATAGAAGTTCATTCTATACACAAAAGGAAATTAATATAGAAAGTAGTAAAATTAAATTAACAACTCATATGCAGGTATCTGGAAGTAATGTATACCGTAAGATATGTTTAGATGAAGAAGAAACGAAATCACTTGAAGAATCTGCGAATGCTCTTAGGAGTGGTTTTGAAGAGGCATTTAATGAATTTTTTGCCCCACACCAAGAAGAGATAAATAATATGCAAACGCAATTTACAAGTAAGATGCAGAAGGCTGAAAAAACTTATGAAAATATACAAAAAAATCTTGATGATAATATTATAAAAAATATTCAAGTATTATCAGTATTTGCAGGTATAATTGCAATATTGTTTTCAAATATTATTGCAATTAAAGAATTGGCAACTAACGGAATTAAGACCATTGTTATATTAAATTTATCTATTATTAGTGCTTTATTTTTTATGTTAGTTTTAACTAGGTTGGTTATCATAAATAGAGATAAAAAGAGTATGTATATCTGTATAATTCTTTTTGTACTAATATTCATAGTGTTATTTATACTTATAAGATAAATTTTAATAAAAATTATTTTATTCTTCGCAATATTGATTATACGGCAGAAGGTCTTTACCTAACATGGTAGAGGCTTTTTTTATATTAAAAATAAATGGAGGGGAGGAACAGAGAATGGCTTTTAAAGAAAGTTTAGCCTACAGCAAAGATTTAATAAAAGGTACTAAAATTGAAGTGTTAAAGAAAAAACTAATAATGCCCTTTACAGGAACTGCTACAGTTAAGTTATATGATTCACTTACAGGAAAGCAGACATATGAGGCGAAAAGTGAAAATAGGATATCAGCGGCATTTGGAAACATAGCTTATCTTGATGGATTTTATTATCCAATGCTTGATAATACGCAGAAGAGCCTACTCCAAGATATTTATTACACTTATCCATTTAGAGTAATGGCTTTAACAACAGGAGATATACCAGAAGATCCTTATGATTATTGGACTTGGGGGGATATTATAGGTTATGCAGATGGGTGGTACACTTATAGCGGTAGTGACATTTTAAAGGGGACTGTTAACAAAGGGGAATGGACAAGGTCTACTGGATTAAAGCACTTTGTAATTGATTTTCCTACCCATGCAGCAAACGGAACTTTCAAAAGCATATATTGGACTGGAGGAGCAAGTAGTCTTAGTGAAGCTCAGCCGCCTGTAATAAATAAGGTATACTTAAAAAACAGTATAGTTGTAGGTACATCTTCGGCTAATCTATCAAGTTGCAATTTATGTGTAGATGAAACAAACTTGTATTATTTAACTCCAGGCAACAAAACTATTATAGTTTATGACAAAGTAACTGAGCAGAGAAAAAGTGATATAACCTTAAGTGTAGCAACAAAAGCAATAGCTTATGATGGTACAAACTTTTGGCTCCTTATTAGCGATGGGTCATTTAAAAAGACAGATAAAAGTTTCAATGTTATTGCATCCTATAACAAAAGTGCAGTACTTCCTGGAGATTTAGTTTCTAGTGTAGATTACTCGGATATAGCTGTAACAGCTAATTATATATTTATATCATATAATGGATGTACTGATACCTCAGGTTCAAGCTCTAAATATAAAAACTGCATAGCTAAATATAATAAAGATGGGACGTTTGTAAGTAAAGCTGATGTTTATTCTGGAACATCTTATAGAGGATATATAACTGAAATACCTAATAATAAATTATGGGTAATGATATATGGTAGTAGATGTGTTCAAGTAAATGAAGATCTAAGCATTTATGGAAGTACTGATTTAACTTCCTGTTACTATTACAGTATTTGTTGGGATAAAGCAAGACAAACACTTTTTGCTTATAGTTCAATGAATTATGGTTCTATTTCTGAATATTATGTAGTTCCAGCAGCTGCTCATACACGCCTTCCAGAACCGGTAACAAAAACTCCAACAAACACTATGAAAATTCAGTATGATTTTAACTGTGAATATGTTAATCCACTAGATATGCCACCACATTAATAAAAATGTAGAAAGAGGAGAGATGTAAAGTGAAAAACACATTTAATTTTATTCAAGCAATATTTGCTGCTATTGGTGGCTATATTGGTTGGTTTTTGGGAGGAGTTGATGGCTTTATGTATGTACTGATTACCTTTGTTATCATTGACTATATAACAGGCTTAATGGTAGCTGTGCTAGAAAGAAAGCTATCAAGTGAGGTAGGGTTTAGAGGGATTTTTAAGAAGGTTTTAATTTTTACCTTTGTAGGCATAGGAAATATAATAGATGTTCACTTGATTGGAAACGGTAGTGCAATTCGTACTGCTGTTATTTTTTTCTACGTGCGCCCAGATAGGGCATTGTTAATAGCGAATTAGGATTCGCCTCTCATAATTACGAGAGAGCCAACCTGTCTAACCGAAAGGCGAAAGCTGATACGGGAACAAAGCACGACAGGAAAGCGGAAAAGTTACCTAAAGGCTAAAGGGTACTACTGAACCGCAATGGCAAAAGGATATGAGGTTTAACCTATGTTTGGTGAATGTGAGTTTCGAGTGTCCGTTAAAATAGGAGCAAAGAAATTAGCCTGAAACTTTGTGTATGATAGGTCAATAAATATGTAGAAGTTATTGACGTAATTACAAATACCATGCCACAAGCTAGAGAACTAGTGTTAAAGAAACAAAAGCAAAACCGACAATCCTACAACCAAGTAACAATGTTAACTGGGGATAACCTAAATAGGAATGCCAAAAGGCTATAACTTATGGGTTTGAATATCCTACAAGGTTACGGAGTTTCCGTAGTAGTTTGAGGTGGATAATGACCACTACATGGCGAAGGGAAACAGTTTATGCAAATCTAAAAGGAATAGATGAAAGGGAGGAGAAACCTCAAATGAAACCAACATCAGTAATTTTAGAACGAATTTCAAAGAGTTCAAAAGAACATAATGATGGAGTATTTACAAGGTTGTATCGATATCTGCTTAGAGAGGATATTTACATGAATGCCTATAAAAATCTTTATGCAAATAACGGTGCTGCAACTAAAGGAATTGATAATGATAC